TTTACATTCATGTTCACACCTTATGTTATACCTTAAAAAAGCCCCCTCCACCCCTTAAAAGGGGTTTCGGGGACTATCCTAGGCTAAAGCTTCAATTAAGCTGCTTTAGTCCAAATGATACCTAGACGCTCAGGACGTAGAGCCATGAAGCCGTAGTACCACTTGATAGAGTAGAAGCCCTTCTCGCCGTATGGGTCGTTAAGGTCAGCAATATCATTGCCTGGCTTCTTGTGGTTGATGTTGAACTTAACGCTCTTACCATCAGTTTGGAAACCGACAGTAGTAAACGCACCGTCACCAACTACCAACATTGGGTAGATGTCAGCACCGTTAGTACCGTCACCAGCAGTATCTGCTGCTGAAGCACCGCCGTCTGCGTCGTACTGCATTTCAGGAACTACAACGATACGGAACTGGTCGATAGAACCAATTTCGCCGTTAACAGTGTTACCTGCGTCTGCATACTTTTCTACAGATACAAATGCTGGGTTGTTGTGCAAGTCTTTCATTGCTTTCAGAACTGGGATCAGCTCAGAACCAACGTACATGATACGACCACCATTGATAGTCTTAGTATCAATCATACGAGAACCAGCAATTACCTTAGTTTGCTTAGGAGTCTTGTTGTCATCCAATGCAATAGAAAGGTTCATGAGGTCAGTGTATGCAACTACACCAGAAACAGTAGCTTTAGAAGTACCACCTTTGTAGTACGCAGTACCGTTAGATGTTGCTTCGTTGATCAAGTCAGCTTGAAGCTCAGCTTCAGTCAACTCGTTAGCGCCTACAACTGATTCTTCAGTAATGTGCATCAACAACTCAGCATCTGAGTCAAAGTCCATAGACTCTTGAGTGTACTCAGTGAAGAAACCACGCTTGTAGATTTCACCTTCGATTTGCAAACGAGTGAAACCAACACGGTTTACACGACCGCCGTTCTCAGTAAGAGCTGGGATCTTAGACTTGATAGCACCAGTATCTTTAGATGAACCGTAAAGGTTACCGTAGTTCTGGGTTGCAGCAACTGCGCCAGTAGCAGCCAATGCAGCAGTTTCAGAAGCATAAGTAGTACCGATAACTGCGCCTGCAGCATCGTAAGCAGTCCACTTAGTAGCGTCCATAGCTGCACCAGCAGCGTCAAGACCTTGGTCTGAAACGTTACGGTCATCTAGCAAAGGTACGTATACGTCTTGCTTGATTTTCTTACCCATGTTCTTAGGCATAGCGCGTACGTCTGCCAAAGGCATGAAGTACTGCTTGTCACGAACAGCGATAAGCGCTTTCTTGTAGTAATAATCGGTACGAGCCTGTGCACCGATATCCGACCCAGTAGTCGGAGGATTGTTATAGTTCATAGCCATTGCTAATCTCCTTTATCTAACATTACGCGAACTTCTTCATAAACTCGTCATCAGATAAACCTAAAAAGTCTTCTGTGGGAGGTTCTGTAGAAGAACTTGTTTTTTTAGTCGTTGCAGCAGCTTTACGCTTTTGCTTTAGCTGTGCTGACTTAGCCGTTTTATCACGTGATACATTAGGATTTGGAGTACGGGTCTCAGCAGGCTGAGGCGCACTTGGGTTTACCAAATTACCTGTAGAAGCTAAATATTCAGCAGCTTGTCTGTACGCAACAAGGTCAGGAATACCGTTAAGTCTTCCTAACGTTTTTTCACGTTGTAGTACTTCGTTAACTGCGTCATACACTCCATTTTGCATGTGCATATCAATTATCCCAATAATTTCAGGATTATCGGAAATGATATTTTTGCTCTCGTCATCCCACTCTTTACTGAGTACGCGGATTGTTTTATCGAAAGTTTCACTATCTTTGATATCGTCCAGTGCTTGATCTAGAGCAACTTCTTTGTCAGATACTTGATAACTTTTAGGTGTGTATTCCACTTCCCTATCAGTATCTATATCTAAAGGATCTATACCACTTTCTTTAATCAGCTTAGCAATCGCTGCAGGGTCTTTCTTGGAGATGTCGATTAGATTATTAAGCTTTGCTTCATCAAGCAAACCCTGATTTTCTAGCATTTTCATCAGTCGTAGATTTGGCTTTAACTGCTGCATCTTCTTCTGATAATTAGCGCCCATCTGCATTAGACGGATAACATCTTCAGGATCGTCCACTGTCATCGTTGTGCCATTGGCTTTGAACGGGGATGTCACCTTTTCATACGCACTTTTGTAATCAAACTCGTCAGTTTCCTGGGTATCCCCATCTGTGTCTAGTTGGTCTGAATCACTAGTATCAAGAGACTCTGGCTCATCAATGTCAGATTCAGTTTCATGCTCCAGCAGAGTATCCTCTTCTGGTTGGCTTACTTCATCATCTTCTATCTCAAACTCAGGTTGCTCCTGTGCTTCACTATCCAAAGACTGTTCGTCTTCTTCATTGTCAGACTCAGTAGCGGTTGCTACTGCATCCGAGAATTCATTTAGATTTGCATTGTGGTCAGCTGATAATTCTTCTTCTTGAGA